TAGAACTCATTTCTCGTTACCGTGAAATGGCTATGCAGCCAGAAATTGAATCAGCAATAGATGACATAGTTAATGAAGCCATTTGTCAAGATGATGACGGCAAAACTATTGATATTGTTTTGGACAATTTAAAACAACCAGAAAAAATCAAGAACGCCATCAAAACGGAATTTCAAAATATTGTTAGATTATTAAATTATAACAATATGTCACAAGACATTTTCCGTAGATTCTATGTTGATGGTCGTTTGTATTATCACGTTATTATTGATCGTGAATCTCCACAAGAGGGCATCAAAGAACTCCGTTATGTGGATCCACGAAAAATTCGTAAAGTCCGTGAAATGAGGAAACAAAAAGATGAAAGAACTGGCGCAGAAATCGTTCAAACAGTCAACGAATATTACATCTACAATGATAAGGTTGTCACTGGTAGTAGTTCTAACTACGGTCCTGTTGGCGTTCGCATCACAACTGATTCTGTTCTTTCTATCGTCTCCGGTCTTATGGATAGTCGCCGTGCTGTGGTACTTTCTTATCTACACAAGGCAATCAAACCATTAAACCAGTTGCGTATGATTGAAGATGCGACAGTTATCTATCGTATCAGCCGTGCGCCAGAACGCCGTATATTCTATATTGATGTTGGTAATTTACCAAAATTAAAGGCCGAACAATATCTACGTGATATTATGGTCAAGTATAAAAATAAATTAGTTTACGATGCAAACACAGGTGAGGTCCGTGATGATCGTAAATTTCTTTCCATGATGGAAGATTTCTGGTTACCTCGCCGTGAAGGCGGTAAAGGCACAGAAATCACCACACTACCAGGTGGACAAAACCTAGGTGAGTTGGAAGATGTTAAGTATTTTGAAAAGAAACTATACAAGTCTTTAAATGTTCCTATCTCCAGACTTGAACCTAACCAAGGATTCTCTATTGGCCGTGTGGCAGAAGTTACAAGAGATGAATTGAAGTTCTCAAAGTTTGTTGATAGACTAAGAGCCAAGTTCTCAGAAATTTTTGACCAGGCTCTTCGTGTTCAATGTGTATTGAAAGGTATTTGCACAGAAGAAGAATGGAACGAATTTAAAGAATATATCTATTTTGATTTCATCAAAGACAATAACTTTACAGAACTCAAAGATGCTGAGTTGATGAAAGAAAGATTAGGTCTTTTGGGTGCAATTGATCCTTATACAGGAAGTTATTTCTCCAAAAAATGGATTCAACGTAATGTGTTACGTTTGACTGATGACCAAATTGATGAAATGAATACCGAAATTGACGATGAGAAAGAACAAGGCATGGGATTGCCAACAGAGGTAACTAATCAAGTGGCACAACAACAAATGGTTGGCCAAGTTGATGCAGAAAACCAAATTGCAATGCAAGATGCTATGGGACAAGACCAAGGCGGTTCTAAATCTTCAAGTTCTTCTAAACCAAAATCACAATCCAAACCACAACCAAAGGGTGATTTAAGTTTAGAGAACACAACCTTTACCAAATTGAAGCGAATACTATAAATATTTCATTAGGAGAAAATTATGGACCCAAGACAAATCGTAGATTTTGCAGACGAAGATAATGCCAAAGAAATGCGTGATGCATTTTATGCTACTTTGCAAGACAAAGTAATGGCACATATTGAAGCCAAAAAAATGGAAGTTGCGAAATCTATGTTTAATACTCAGCCAGATCCAATGGCAACGGCTGTGGATGAACCAGTTACACCACAATAACAGGAATAAAAAATGGCAAATGCATTTACCTATCAAGTCATCAAAGATACCACAGAACATGCAATTATTAAATTGACAGCTTCTTTTGATGGTACAGGACAAGAATCTAACAATTCTAGAATCGCCGCAAACACTCTCTACGGTGCGTTGGCTACCAACGGATATTTGGTGGCAAACAATCAAGGTGGTGCAGCAAATACAGCCTTATCATATTATGGTTTAACATTACATAGACTATGGTATGATTGTGCTGCTGGCGGAGATGTTCAACTATATTGGCAAGCAACATCACCACTACCATTAATTATTATGAATGGTAACGGTGAATATGATGGTGCTGGCAACTGGACTACAATACCAAATAATGCAAAGGGCAACGCAGGTTGCAATGGAAACATTGGTATTGTAACCCGTGGTATGGCTGCAAATGATAGTTATACAATTGTTATGGAATTAAGAAAAGAAAATGAGTATTACCAGCGTGGTCAATTTAATGATCCTGCTGCATTTAATTATACTCCATACAATATTCGTCCATAAGGAATTAAAATGAAACTCATTAAAGAAGTAGTAGAGGATGTAAAATATCTTACCGAAGAAAAAGACGGTAAGAAATCTCTTTTCATTGAGGGTCCTTTCCTTGTTGCCGAAACAGTAAACAGAAATGGCCGTAAATATCTACGTGAAACTATGCAAAAAGAAGTTTCACGTTACACAGACGAATACATTAATAAAAACCGTGCCTTTGGTGAACTGGGACATCCAGACACACCATCCATCAACCTTGACCGTGTCTCTCACTTGAACGTGGGTTTGCGTCAAGAAGGTGATGTTTGGATAGGCAAAGCAAAAATTCTTGACACACCTATGGGTAACATTGCAAGAAACCTTATTGAAGGTGGTGGCCAGCTTGGCGTATCATCTAGAGGTATGGGTTCTCTTAAAAGTGTGAATGGTATTAACATTGTGCAAGACGACTTTCATCTGGCCACAGCGGCAGATATAGTAGCTGATCCTTCCGCACCTGGTGCTTTCGTACAAGGTATTATGGAAGGTAAAGAATGGATGCTAGTAGATGGTATTTGGACCGAAGTTCAATATGAAGCAGCTAAGAAACAAATCAAAGAAGCTTCACGTAAAGATATTGAAAGAGTCAGTTTACAAATATTTGAAAACTTCATCAAAAAACTTTAATTATAAATATCCAATATAAAAATCAAGGAGATTCTCAACATGGGAAAGAAAAATCTAGCTGATGCCGCTAAAGCAGTTCTAATGAACGAAGGTTCAAAAGAAATTTTTGACGCTTCCGTTGCTCGTGGCCACAAAGAAGCCGGTTCAAAGTTACCTACATCTGTTGCTTATGGCATGAAAGATGCTGGTGAAGTTGCTGGTGTAGTTGATAAAAAAGATGACCAAGCTGGTGATTATACAAAAGGTGTTCCAACAGCAACACCTCCTGGTGCAACACCACCTGTTGGTTCAGAACCAGCTCACAAGTTGGAAAATCAACCACAAGAAACACAAGGTGCTGAACACGCCGTTGCTCAAGAAGATCCAACTTCTTATGAAAACATCCGTGATCGCATCAAAGCCAAGTTGGCAAAACAAACAATGCAATCTAATCCTGGCGCTACATTCCAATCCTATGGTGAAGAAGTAGAAGTTAAGGAAGAAGAAGTTGTTGCCGAAGAAAAAGGCGAAGGACATGAAGATGAGGCTGAAGATAAAGCCCTTATCAAGAAAATGATGAAGAAAGACAAAATGAAAGAAGATATGGACGCTGACGTTGATGCTCTTCTTTCCGGTGAAAATCTTTCTGAAGAATTCAAAACAAAAGCCACAACCATTTTTGAATCTGCCGTTGTTGCTCGCACACAAGCTTTAGTAGAAGAAATTGAAGAAGCTATGGTAGAAGAATTTGAATTGGCTGTTGAAGAAGTCAAAAACGAATTGGCACAGAAACTAGACGATTACATCAATTACATGGCTGAAGAATGGGTTAAAGATAACCAATTGGCCATTGAAAAAGGTCTACGTGCTGAAATCGTTGAAGATTTCATTGGCGGTTTGAAAGACTTGTTCATTGAACATTACATTGACATTCCAGAAGAAAAAGTTGACGTTGTTGAAGAATTGACAACCAAAGTAGAAGAATTGGAATCTGAATTGAATGAACAAATCCAATCATCCGTTGAACTACGCAAAGAATTAAACGAACATAAAAAAATTGAGGCTATACATGCAGTATGTGAAGGCCTAACGCAGACTCAAGTGGAAAAAATGAAAACACTCGCAGAGGGTGTAGAGTTTACCACAGACGAAGAATACGCAGAAAAACTAGTTACTCTAAGAACTTCATACTTCACAGAGTCAGTTAAGCCTGCTTCTAGTTCTGCTTTAAACGAAGAAGTTGTTGTTGAAGATGAAAAGAAACCTGTTGTTTCTTCTGACCCAACAATCGCTGCTATCGCTTCCGCAATCTCAAAAACTTCGGTAAAATAAATAAAACTTACCGAAACTAGAAACTAATAAGGAGAATTTTAAATGTTTCTATCTGAAGAACTACAAAATAAATGGCAACCAGTTTTGGAACATCCAGAACTAGAAGCCATTAAGGATCCATACAAGAAGGCCGTCACTGCTGTTATCCTAGAAAACCAACAGCGTGAAATGACAGCTGCTGCTCAGCAGTTGAACGAAACAACCTACTCTGCTGCTCCTACCAACGTTACAGGTGCTGGTGTTCAAAACTTTGACCCTATCCTTATCTCTTTGGTTCGCCGTGCATTGCCTAACCTTATCGCTTATGACGTTGCTGGCGTTCAGCCAATGACAGGCCCAACCGGCTTGATCTTCGCAATGCGTGCTAAGTATAATGCACAAGGTACAGCTGGTTCAGGTGATTCTAACGAAGCTTTCTTCAACGAAGCTAACACAATCTTCTCAGGTTTGGGTTCAGGTACAGGCGCATCATTTGGTTTCGCTGGTAACAACACAACCGACACAGCAACAAGCGCAGTTCGTGACTTGACAGCTAACACCTTCACAACTGGTGTTGGTATGGCCACAGCTACTGCTGAAGGTTTGGGTGCAGATACCTCTACAGGTATGTTCAACCAAATGGCTTTCTCTATTGAGAAAGTTACTGTTACTGCTAAGAGCCGTGCATTGAAGGCTGAATACTCTCTAGAACTTGCTCAAGACTTGAAAGCAATCCATGGTTTGGATGCTGAAACAGAGTTGAGCAACATTCTTTCTACAGAGATTCTTGCTGAAATCAACCGTGAAGTTATCCGTACAATCTATACAGTTGCCGTTCCAGGTGCTCAGTATGGTACAACAACAGCTGGCGTGTTTGACTTAGACACCGACTCTAACGGTCGTTGGTCTGTTGAACGTTTCAAAGGTTTGATTTTCCAAATTGAACGTGATGCAAACGTCATCGCTAAGCAGACTCGTCGTGGTAAGGGTAACGTTCTGATCGTTTCTTCAGACGTTGCTTCTGCTATGGCTATGGCTGGTGTTCTTCAGTATACACCTGCTCTAAGCGCTGACTTGCAAGTTGACGATACAGGCAATACATTTGCTGGTATGTTACATGGCCGCATCAAGGTTTACATTGACCCATATTTCGGTGGTTACACTTCTAACCAAGAATTGGTAACTATCGGTTATAAGGGTTCTTCACCTTATGATGCCGGTTTGTTCTACTGCCCATACGTTCCTCTACAAATGGTTCGTGCAGTTGACCAGTACACATTCCAACCAAAAATTGGTTTCAAGACCC